GAGGTTAGGGAAGAATTAAAAAAAGAATGGATTTCCATGCGGGATGATAAAGTTCGTGATGATCACGCTGAGGCTGACGGGCAAACTGTAGGGCTGGATGATTTTTTTTTGGTTGGAGGTGTATTAAGTTAGAATTTCCAAGCGTAGTGCAATTAAATTTTAAATTTTTTTTGGTATCGTGATATTCGTAATATTCAGGGAGGAAGTTACAACCTTCTTTAATTTGAACCATATCTGATCTAAGGGGATATAAAAATATCGGTTCTTCATCAGTATAATTTTCTGATTTAAGACTATCAATCATCCAGATATAAGAATTTCCGTAAATTAATTTGTATGATAAAACATTTTCAATAAAAGCATTTTTGGCTAAATTTGGATAAGGTTTTTTGAGCAAGTCAAGTATCGGGTGTTTTAAAATTTCCTTGTCGTTTTTGTATAGTTTATACTCAATTAGACCCGCTTGTTCAACAATTAATTTTATACACCGATAAACAATTATGTTTTTATTGTAGCCCTCGATAGCGAGATTTAAATCGCTGTAGCTACCGCTAATCGAGCCATTACCGTAAATAAAATAATTGAACATCTCGTTAGTTGAAGTCTTTTTTTGAAATGGGTTATTGAATATCTTCTTGACAAGATTCATAACCTATATTTTACATTATTTTCGGGGTTTGTCTATTATTAAAATCTTACAATTCCAACCGAAATATGCCGGCTTAAAACAGTAATTGCCTGAGAAAATCCATCAACACAATCGTCATGCTTGGCATTCGGAAAATTGATACATTCCTCGATAAAAGCATCAACAAACGGCTCATTAATTGGCACGAAAATATTCCCAGCCTCTAGTTGTGGCTGAATTGCCATTGCTCGAGCAAATTTTGATTCGTGTGGAGTAACCGGAATTACGCCCGAAACAGTTTTTTTAAGAACTTCGATTATCGCGGTCCCGTTGGCTTTGTCTTCAATATAGATTCCATTTGGTTGGTACTCATCCCGTGCCAGCAATACCATTTCAAGAGTTTTCTGGAATCCCCACTTTCCACGGTACTGTTTTATCAAATATTTATTTGCGCCGACAGTTCCCCAGCATTGAATAACCACAAAATCGGACTCATCGGCATCCTTAAAAGTGCAATCGATAGACAATATTTTTCGGTCAAAAATAGTGACCATCGACTTATCATATGGCTTAAAATGCTCCCGCTTTAAAATGCCACCTTCCGCCGGACTTGACCTTTGAAGAAATTGACCTGCGTATTGATACGAGCCTAGCTGTGCTTTGATTCTTCCTAGAAAATCCCTTGTAAAACGTTTAGGAAAAAAAAGACCTTCTGCGTCATAAAATTCACGGACTTTCTCAGGTTTTACATCGTCGCTTAATTCAGCCGGCAAATTAATATGCTGATAATAGCTAGGATTTTTTTCTAGTAAATGTCCGCTTAAATCTTCTTCATGCAGGCGTTGCATGATAATAATAAACAGCCCTACGCTTGGATTATTTAGCCTGGTCGAAAGCGTGAAATTAAAAAAATCAATGCTGGTTTTTCGCTCTGCATCGCTAAACGCCATCTTGGGGTTTTGAGGATCATCAACCATGATTACATCCGCACCAGAACCGGTAATTGATCCACCGGTACTGGTACAACGTCTTATCCCGCCGTCAGTATTTTCAAAATACGTTTTTAGATTCTGATCACCGGACAATTTGATCTTATCGCCCCAAAAATCCTGATAAATTTCTGATTGAATTAATCGACGATTTAATAAATTAAGCTCGGTACTAAGACTATCCGAATAGGAAGAGCCAATAAATTTTAAAGAAGGCTTTTTTATCCACGTCCAGGCAGGTAGGCAAACAGAAACGATGAACGATTTTAGCGATCTTGGCGGTACATTAATAATAATATCTTGCTCTTTAGGTTCGCCCCGAATTAGCCGTTCAATTTCAGCATGCAAAACATCGCAAATAAATTTAATGTGCCAATTATTCAGAAGCGTTTCGTTCGGATTTAAAATGTAAAATGAAGAAATAACAAACTCATAAAACGAGTTTTCCATCATCATTTTTGCTTGCAAACGTTTTAAAAGAAGGTATTCCCTAGCATCAGTCTCTTTTTTGAATTGCATCTAATTTAGCAAGTTTTTCATTGATTTGTTCTATGGTTAGATTATTTGCATTTAAAGATTCGCCCTTGGTTGTCATGTCCATTTCGCTTTTGTCTTTATATCCGTGGTGATTTTTCAGACAAAAAATAGAAATTGTCGGATTTATTTTATTTAGAGCTGAATATTTTAGTATTTTTGCTTCTTGAATTTCATCGGCTTCTTTTATTAAATCGTGAAACGAAATGAATCTTGAGCATAAATCTCTTATTAAATCTTTAGTAAATCCATTTCTGGATAAGAACTCTATTTTGTACAAATTAATATTTTCAATCTGCCTACCGTTTAGAGTTTTTATAATTTCAGGTTCGACTTTTAGCCACGCAATCAGTGAGTTGCCTATTTCCAAGGCTTTTTCCTCAGTCCATTTCTCGGCGTTTTTATTTCCTGGTTGACCGCCGGCTCTTAGAATAAGATTTTCCTTTTCCTTTTCCTTTTTCTTTTTCTTTTTCTTTTTCTTTTTCTTTTCGGATAAAACAAATGTAATAATATTCTCCTTTTTAGAGCAACCGCACAAACGCTTAGCCCGTTATAATTATTTGCATAGATTTACTTTTTGTCAAGCTTTTTAACTATTCATCACATCGATTATATCTTGATAAAATAGTTTAAGTTTAGTAATCCTTCGGTTTTTAAATTATCTTCCTTTTCCCCTTTAAACTTTAACATTCCATTTTTAAAAAGCTCAATTTTATAACCTTCAAGCTCATAAGCGGCAGGCATACCAAGCTTAAATGCTAAATATTTTAGTATATCCGATAATTTTTTTACTATCTTTTCGCTAAATTTAATCATTCCCTTTCTCCTTGTCTGTAAATCTAAAATGTTTAAACCAAAACTTTTTATAGAATCCGCTAGTCTCACCCCCTTTTTCAAGGGTTGATCCTCCTGGATATTCTAGCCTAATATTGTTAATAACCGGACAAACTTTTACCGCATTTTTTGAATTTATTTCATTTGAGATAAAAATTAAATTAAATTTTTCTAATCCTTTGCTAAATACTGGAAAACCCGAATACTGATCTAGCATCAAATGTGAAATTTTTTTATTATTCACGAATATTTTAATAAATCCGTAATGATTTATCGGTATTTTTGGTTTTAATCCATTGATACTAATCATTATTTTTATTCTCTTTCCTATTTTTATTTAATCCGGAAAAAAAATCTTCAATTCCAGACACAGATTTTTTTTGTTTCGGTCTATTATTCCGAATATTGTCTATATTCCCCATTAAATCGTGTAAAAACTGTAAATCATTTAGAAATTGTTTGTCGTTATTCATTCCTGAGCTATCCCTTCATCTATCTATAGGTACAATAACCCCCTAGTAATTAATGCCAAATTTAATAATTTGACTTAAAAACAGGGGAGCAACCCCACGGGCATTTGCAATCGTTTTATACCGCCCATTGCTTCGTGCCGGTTTCTAGGGGGTGGCGGATAGCATTTACGCTACAGCAATGTTTTTTGGAAAAATTTGCTAAATAAACCGCTTTACATTTTTAAATTGGATTGATAAAATCTGATTTAAAGTTTCAGCGACTTTATATTAACCCTCTTAATCTCCCCGGTCAAGAGGGTTTTTATTTATAAATAATTAATAAAACAATTAATAAACAAGCACAAATAATTAATAAATAAGCTCAAAAGTATAAATAAAATAATTAATAAACAAACGGCAAACTCCCCACGCCTCTGGAACAAGCGTAATTTAGGGAGTATAATTAAAATAACAGTACCCACCACGCTAGAAATAGCGAACCAGGGCGGGGCAGACCAAACATATCCGTCAAGCCTCTAAACTATGCTCATTTTGGGCGGATAATATGCCAGGCGGTAGCGAAAAAACTACTGCTTGGCTTCAAATCCGGTGGTTTGGCAGAGTAGAAAATGCGGTGGACTGTAAATCCGCTGGGCTAGCCCCTACGATAGTGCAAATCTATCAACCACCACCAAAAAAAACATCCCAACAACATATTAAAATCTTTCGATGCATAATAATACCATAATAACACGATAATGGTATTGTAATGGTACTAAAACAATGTTATAATAGATGTATAAAGTTAAGAGTTAATCTTAATTATCAAAGATCGGGGAAAAAAAATGATAATAACACTAGAAATACTAAAAGAAAAAAAAGCTTGCGATTCTGGTTTAAAATATTTTGACAAAAACTTCGGAAAATCCGCTGAATTAAGCACAATTTTAGATAAAATAAATTCAGATAAAAATAATAGCTACGCTGTTTGGCTAGCCAGTATTTTAAAATTATCTGGTGAATACAAATCTTGGCACTTCAACGGTCAGCAAAGGGAAATTTCTAACTTTAAAAATGGGGAACGTAACGGAAAATATGAATCTTGGCACGAAAACGGAAAACAACTGGAAGTTTCTAACTACAAAAACGGAAAACTGCATGGTGAATACAAATCTTGGTATGACAACGGAAAACAAAGGGGAATTTCTAACTACAAAAACGGGAAACTGCATGGCGAATACAAATATTGGCTCGAAAACGGTCAACAATGGAAAATTTGTAACTTTGAAAGCGGAAAACTCCACGGAAAATATAAATCTTGGGACATTGACGGTTGGATAGGTGAAGAATCTAATTACGAAAATGACGTTAAAGTTTAGACAACAAAAATTTGAAGCCAAAGGAGGTGAGTAAATTGGCTAAAAAAACAAGAATAGCAGAAACGACACAAGTTGAGATAAAAAAAGAGTTAAAAGCCAGGCTAGCGGAAAGAGCAAAACTAAACAAGCGTAGTGCCGTGAGTGAATTAGAATCAATTTTAGAAGGGATTTTAAAATGAAAAGGAGAAAACATGCTAATAACACTAGAAATTCTAAAAGAAAAACAAGCGTGCAAGCCTGCATTAGAATGTTTTATCAAAAACTTTGGCGAATCAGCTGAATTGGAAACTATTTTAAAGAAAATAAATTCAGATAAAAATAATAACTATGCTTTTTGGCTAGCCCGTGATTTCAAATTATCTGGTGAATACAAATCTTGGTACGAAAACGGAAACCAACTGGAAATTTCTAACTTTAAAAACGGAAAACCGTGCGGAAAACATGAATCATGGCACGCCAACGGTCAGCAATGGGAAATTTCTAACTATGAAAACGGGGAACTGCACGGAAAATTTGAATCTTGGTACGAAAACGGTACTCCATGGAAAATTTGTAGTTATGAAAACGGCGTTAAAATTTAAAGGAGGAAATCTTGGAAAACATAACAGAGCACGGAATTGAGATTTTTTTAACAATGTTAATTTTTCTTAGTTTGATAGCAGTTACGGCAGTTACTTTTTTTAACAAAAATTTTGATGAATATAACACAGATGGAGGAGTAAATGGATAAAATGGATAAAATAGCTTTAGGCCTGGTTTTGTGCTTAACAAGTTTATTAGTATATTCTGGCGTGAGCAATTATTTTTTTGTTAAAAAAGCCAATATTTACTACAACATTCTGGACGACGGTATTAAATCTGGAAATATCGTTTATCTGAATAAAGTTTACTCAGTAAAGGAAATAAAATGAAAAAACTAATTATAGTACTCTCAATATTGATAATTTCTACTTCAATTTATGCTCAAAATGAGCCAATTATCAAAGTTTATGATCAAAACCAAGAATATTTAGAGGTTTTTAATGAAAATAACGGTTGGAAGATTGATATTATTCGCGGAAGGAGGGTTTATAGCGAGTGGAGTAACGTAAATGACGTAACCAGAACCAGTTTTTTGATTAATGAAACAATCAGAAAAGACATAGTTAAATTATTGAAAAGCAGTGTAGACGGAAATGTTTTTTGGGGCTATCAATTTAAAAATTATAACTTTATGGTCGTTCAGAAAAAAATATCAATACAGCTAGACGATATTTGGTACGAGTTCGACAAAGAAACTAGCGATAAAATAAAAAATATTTTGCTAGAGAGTTGAAAACCACCCTTTCGGGTGGCTAAGGTGAAAAACGATGCAAACAGGAGAATAACATGCAAAACGAAAAAAATCTAACGTTTGATAATATGGATGTTAAGCAAGATAAAGGCTCTGGCAAATGGGGATTTACAAGAAAAGGCACTAATGACGTTTTAATTCCATTTATCTACGATTACGCAGAAAACCTTTATACAAATTTAAAAGCGGTGGGAATTAGAAAAATTGATGGTAAGGATGTAAAATTTTATCTCGACCCTGACGGAAAAGAAAATTCAGGCTTTGACCCAAGGATGGTGGCATAATGGCAAAAATGGAATTATTTATTGCTAGTAAATGGAAAAATAATTTTATGGAAGCGGTTGATCTAAAACCTAACCATAAAGTTTATTGTGAAACATCATCAATTATTGATGTATCAGAAAATAAATTTAGCATCGAAAAAGCAAAAAAAATAATTAATGATTCGAAATCCGAAGAGAAATTTTGGATTCCACTAATTATTTTTGACAACAAAATTGTTGTTGCTGACGATGAAATAAAAATTATTAGCGATGGAAAAAAAGAATTTTTTTTACCAAGGGGAAAAACAAATGTCCAAATATTTTAATGTTTTCGTTTTGGAAAACAAAAATTTAACACGAGATGATCTAAAACACTATTCTAATGCAACTATAAAACGAAAATCATTTCAAAAAAATATAGGCATAAATTTTGTTTCTACAGAGATTTTCGAAAATAAAAAAGATGCTATTGAAAAAATAATTTTTATGAGCATTTTCCATTTTTCGTTTATGTTTAGAAACAATATTTTTTATGAAAATGATTTGACAATATCCTGCGAAAATTGCGGTAATTTATTCGAGGGTCAAGTTTTTTACGAAAAATTTGTACACTGTCCTAAATGTAATTTTGATTTGGAGATAAATTAATGAACACAATACAAAAAAAGTTGCTAAAAAAGCTAGTTGATTTAAGTTGCGAGTTAGAAAAAAACGGGCACCATTTATTTTTTAGCTGGTCTCCGCATGTAGGAAATTTCGGGTATAGTTTATTTATCTGCGGATGGAGCAAAAGAAACAATTTTGATTTGTATAGAATAGGCGTAAACGATTTAGACGATTTAATCGATTTTATTAAAAAAAATAATCTTCTGGAAAATAAAAAATGGAGATAGCAATTATTATTTTTGCATCAATAATATGTGCTTATTTTGAATTTAAAATAAAAATTCTTTGGAAATACATGTACCAAAATAAGCGTGATAATTTTTATCAAAAATATTATGATAAACATTTGAAAATAATTGAGCTAGAAACAAAAATTGATTTTCTTTTGGAAAGGGATAAAAAATGAACGAATTCGAACAAGATTTTGAAAATAAAGAAGACCAACCGGACGATGTGGTTAATGATTATTATATCGCTATTGGAGCTATACATCTATGAAAACGCTAGTAGAATGTAGTTGCGGAAACAAAGAAAAAGCAGAATTTTTTAAGGTTCAACACTTGGTTTTCGCAACTTGTAGCAAATGCGGTAAAGAAATTAATTTAAAAAAGGAGCAAAAATGAGAGAAATTCATTTTCGTGGAAAACTAATTGATAGTAACGAATGGATTTATGGAAGCTATTTACATTTAGATTATCATAATAGTATTGACTACGTAGAAAATCATCAAATTATTTTAAAAAATGGTCATCCTTTTGAAGTTATCCCTGAAACAGTCGGACAATACACCGGATTGAACGATTGCAAAGGTAAAAAAATTTATGGTGGTGATATTCTTAAATTTAAATCTATGTCATATTTAGATTCGCTAAGCGACGGAAAATTAAAGGAAAAAATAGGCGTTATTGAATTTGATGAGGAAAATTTATGCTGGAAAATACTAGGCTTTACACCAACCAAAAAAATAGATAATTTTAAATTTGAAAAAATCGGAAATATTCATGAAGAGCCAGAATTTTTAAAGGAGCAAAGCAATGATTAAAAACAAAGAAAGTTTTCAAGAAGAATTATTAAAAAATGGTGTTTTTAAAAATAAAGTTATTCTACATAAAATAGAATATAATCTAAATATTGGGAATTTTGAAATAATCTATAATCTAAGCCTAAACTAGAATAATCCGGCGGTTAATTCCGCCGATTATTTATTCGAAAAAATTAAAATCGCTTCCTTAATAAATTTTCTTTCGATTAAAGACTTAAATTCTTTTTCTAATATATGATCAACTTCATCATAAGTTTTATTACAAAAATTACTCTGATTGATGCTATCCAGCATCGCTTCTAAAATCATTTCTTTACCAGTGCAAACCTTACCACCGATAATCGTTACATAATCTTTTTTTGCGGATTCACTACCGTTAGCCTTGTAATACAAAACGCTAGCTATTCGACCATCTTTGAAAATTAAAAATATAGGTAATCCTTTGTTTTCTTCAATCAGCTTATCTATTATCAATTTTTTCCCCTAGAATTTCCTTGAATTTAGCCATATAGGCTAGATGTGATGATCTTGGAACACCTCGATATAAAGTAACCGGATTTGACGGTTTTTTGAACATATCTTGCCATTCTGAATTATTATCTTCTATTGATTCAATTCTATTAATCATTTTGACGCGAAATTTTATAGGGCTTTCCAAATTTATTCAGTGGGAACCCGCTTTCATCCCTATTTGTAGGATTTTTAAAAATATAATAATAATGTCTGAATTTTTTATTGCAAAATAAACATTTTTCTTTTGTTAAATAATGTATTTCAATTTTTCTACTCCATCCAATAGTTGCACCGACAGGAAAAAATTTACAAATTGTTTTTTTATTGCGATGTCCGCAAACATATTGTTTTATATTCAAATTTAATTTTTTTAAAAATTTACTTTGCATGCTTTTTTAATATTTCATCGTCATATTTAATTTTTAATTTTGCCAAAATAGCCACTATACCAGAAATATTGCAAATAGGTGATAATTCCAAATATCCAATAAATTCGCTAATTTTTCCACTCCAAAAAAGGACTGGAACAAAATTAGGATATTCATTTTTGCAAAAAACAAAATCATCTTCAAAACATTTAATCATTTCTTTAGCATATTTATTAATTTCAATCGACAAAGACATTTTATTTTTTCCTTTTTTTTAAGCGTGACTTCCGATATAAATTACGTATTTTTTTCCAATAATTATCTGCTGATCACATCCAGCCGAAAAACTATCAGATTCTAAAAACCCTATCCAGCAATGTCTATCATAAATTTTTTTTGGGACTACCGCTATCCAATCCTCATCACCACCATTGTTAGACAGATTTTGCAAATATTTGGGAGCAAATTCAAATTCGTAGATTTTAATAAAATTCATTTTCCACCAACCAATAATAATTGATTTTCTGCGTTCAATTGTAAAATATTTTCCTGCCGGAATAAACAATAATAATTGATAAATTCTTTTTTTAGCCAGGGCAAATCCTCAGATTGGCTATCCTCACATTTTACTCTACCCATTTTCGACTGGATTTCTTTTATCCACGGTTGCATATTTTCGGGGTAGCGTGTAAAAGCTTGCTTTCTAAAAATATCCCATTTTAGCTCTGATTCTTGCTCATAATTGAGTTCTTTTTTTTGAAAAAATTGCAATATATCACCAATAGGCGGTCTAAATTTGCTATTATCCATCAGATAAAAAATTCTTTTGCAAACAGTATAACAATCAAATTCTTTTAATCGCTGAAAATAATAATCTAACAATTCAACATCGTATTCTTTAAAGTTTTTAAACATCAATAATAGTGCATTCCTTATTTTGCTCTCTTTTTCGTTGTAATTCATTTAATTTATCCTCCATTTCTTTTAATGTTGGGTTTTTTTCCCATACGGAATTATTATTTTTAGCAATTTTTGGAGCACCAATTACCTTTTCAATGACCCAGTTATTAATTGCTCCATAATCGGACTTATATGTTTTTCCGTCGCTCTCCTTGTAAGCATCCAGTTTTTTGATTATCGAATTAAATTGATCATCATCATAAACAGCTCTTAATTTTAATTCTTCTTTTTTTGTTAAAAAAACAAGCCCGAATTCACCAAAAGGAAATTTTTTCTCTACCTCTTTAATTGGTTTTTTGGGTTTTTCTTTTTTAGATAAAACGATAGTTTTATCTTTTTCTTTAATCTCTTCATTAACATGACATAACATATCATTATCATTTACATGAGGCTTATCCAGCCTTAGCTTGGCTTGGCTTGGCTTAGCCTGGCTTAGCCTGGCTTGACTACCCTTCTTTCCGTATTCTGAAAGCTGTTTTTTACGTTCATCATATCTAAAATCATTCTCATCTAATTTAGCTTTTATAAAATTAAATACACCGCTTAAATGCAAATCTAACGAATCATCGGGGGATAATTCTCTCGAATTTGAAAAAATTGCATCAAAAAATTTTAGCCTTTTTTCATCCGGTAATGATTTTATAAGTTGTTGCCATTCATAATAAAAAACAAATGAATCATGCATTATTTATTCTCTTTTAATATTATTTTTGTATCGCCTATATACTTTTTTTGAAAATGAAAATTACCAACAGAAAAACCAAAAGGAAAACCAATATTAGTCCATGAGCCAAAAACAATAATGCTTTTTATGCCACCATACTCGTTTATCATTTTCATTATTTTTAGTCGTTGGAATATTTTATTTGTTGGTACTAAAAAGCTTACATTATCGGATATGTTAAAACTATGCTCTAAAAATTTATCAAAAATTGAATATGGTGGATTCCCAATTATAAAATCAACTTTTCCATTAAAATCAAAAAAGTCATTACCTTCTTTTATTTCACAATATTTTTTAAGTCCTTGAATTTGATCATAAAACGCACCATCTCCACGGCATGGGTCTAATATTATTCCTAATGGACGAATAAAATCTAGTATTTCCTTAGCTATTTTTCTATCTGTATAAACAATGTCAGATTTATTTTCTATATAAAATAATGTTTTTTGAATATCCATTATTTATTTTTTCCTATTCTTGAACCAATCAATTACATCCTCTAAAATATACCTAAACGGCTTTTCATTTATAACTCTTGGCAAACCCTCCTTTTCATATTTTTTAAGCGTTCCAACTGAAATACTAAACGCTTTTAATATATGATCTCTATTTACTATCATTTGTTACTTCCCTCCTATTAAAATATATTGTTGACACTTCATAACAATAGATGATATTATCTTAATTGTCAAACGGACTTGTGACGGAATGGTAACGATAGGGTATAAGCCTCATTGAAAATAATATTTAAGTAAATGAGTAACTGCGCTGATCCCGTCTAGCAACGCACTAGAAAATGTAGGTTCGAATCCTACCACGTCCGTCTGACACTAATGAAATAAACCACTAACAACTATCATCGGCTACAACGTGCGAATAGGCACTGAAATGCCGGTGGATGTGGTTAAAAAATGGAGGGATTAAAAATGAGATTATGCTTATGTGGTTGTGGAATTAATATTAGTAACAAGCATATTAATGCTAAATTCTTCAATCAAAAACATAAAGATAAATTTCATAATAAAAATAATCCTCGTGGGTATTTTGCTTATTTGAATAATGATAAAAATTATGATATTGGCGATTCGGAATACTATAATAATAAAAATTACTGATCTTTGAAAATTGAATGTTCTATGCGTGATCGGGTGGTTGTCAAACCAGTAGTGAAACTTAATCAGATTTATCTGATTGGCTGAGCGGACTGTAACTCCGTTAATTTGTGACTAAACCTAGGCAATTAGCATGCAAATTCCCCTTGTTAAGCCGAAAATTGCTATTTAGCGGCAGAAGGCATTTCATTATTAAATAGCCCCGATCACGGATAGAATTAAGCGAACCAGTGTTGTGCTACCACTTCGAATAGGTCACACGGAAACGCACATTTAAACGGTTACGCCGTTAAACGCCTCTGGTTCTATCCCCAAAAATTTAAAGAAAGGTGAAAAAAATGGAAAACATAGTTGAAGTTTTACCAATTGAGCAAGAAGTTAAAAAATACCCAATTACTGATGCTGAAATTGAGGAAATGGGTAAAAAATATTCAGGGCTGGAGATTAAAGGAGTTGAAGATAAGGAGGGATTGAAAATCCTGCACGATGCTAGAATGGTCGTAAGAGATGCTAGGATAGACGTTGGAAAAGCTCACAATTTTATTAAAGAAAAATTAAAAGAGTTGCGAAATATTGCTGATGATAGAGCTGAAGATTTAATTAAAAAACTAAAAGCAATTGAAACACCATTAGAAACAAAAGAAAATGAAATAACCGCCGAAATTGAGCGGATTAAGCAAGAAAAAAAACAGCGTGAAGCTGAAAAACTTCAAAAAAGGATTGACGGATTAAATCAATTTGGAAAAGAAATTAATATTGAATCTTTGAAAAGTTTAACTGATGAAGAATATTTTAAATTGATTAATCTTTATAAAAAAGAATTTGAAGCAGAACAAGCAAGATTAGCGGAATTAAAGAAAATTGAAGATGACCAAATCGCTGAAGAAACCAGAAAAAAAGCTGAGGCTGAGGCTGAAAGATTAAAAAAAGAAGCGGAAGATAAAGCCTTTATTGAATCGGAAAAAATCAGACTTGCTAAAATCGAGGCAGATCAAAAAGCAAAACAAGCTGAGTTAGATGAAAAATTAGCCAAAATTGAGGCTGACGAAAAAGCTAGAAAAGATAAAGAATTAGCTGATTTAAAAAAGATTGAAGATGAAAAATTAGCTAAAATTGAGGCTGATAGATTGCTAGATTTAAAGCAAAAAACAGAAGAGCAATTAAAATTATGGTCAGATGATAAAATAATTATTACTAATTTTATGATAGATATTGAGGCTATAGACGGTCAATTATTATCTTTAAAATCAAATAAAGGTAGACAACTTTCAGAAAATTATCATAATTTAGTGATGGATTTAAGCGAAATGATTGGAAATTAAAATGTTAAAAAAACTTAGTTTAATTCAATCAGAGTTAAAAGCACCAAAAAAGAGATTTAATAGTTTCGGGAAATATGCTTATCGTTCTTGCGAGGATATTTTAAATACAGTTAAGCCATTAATTTTGAAGCACGATTTGACCTTGATTTTAAATGACGAATTAGTTTTTATAGGTGATCGATTCTACATAAAAGCGACCGCTAGCTTGATGGATGGAAGCGAAAAAGTTATTACAGCCAGCGGATTTGCTAGAGAAGAAGACGCTAAAAAGGGGATGGATTCAGCACAAATAACGGGCTCAGTTTCTTCATACGCTAGAAAATACGCATTAAACGCAATGTTTCTAATCGATGATAGCGAAGATTCGGACGTTTCAAATATTGGAGAAAAGCAGCCTATTTCCGATGAAGACATTGATTCAATTTCTAAAATAAACAATGTTGATGAATTACGAACATTTTGGAACAACAATCAAAAAAAATATGCTAAAAACGGTGATTTCACTAAATTAGTTACAGACCGAAAAAAGGAATTATTAAATGATAATTCATAATTTTTCTCAAAGAAGTGAAGAATGGTTTAATATTAGGAAAGGTAAGTTTACCGCTTCCAACGCTCAAGCAATAGCTAGTCAAGGGGCTGGTCTCGATACCGAAGTTTTAAGGGTTTTAAAATCAATGTTATCCGGTAAAGTTCAGGAGGAAAAAGTTAAAAGTTCCGCTATGGAAGATGGCGTTGAAAGAGAAGAGCCAGCAAAATTTATATTTTCCGCTGTAACTGGGAAAGAAATTAAAGAAGTTGGATTTATTGAATATAATGATTATGTAGGTTGTTCTCCTGATGGGATTATTATTGATGAATCAGGTGATTCATTAATCGAAATTAAATGCCCTGACGATGAAGCCTATTTAAAATATTTATTATCCGATAAAATTGACAGTAAATATTATTTGCAGATGCAGGCTCAATTATTTATGTCAAATGCACACAAATGCTTTTACATGATTTATAACCCAAATTTTGATTTAAATTACCAAATAAGGGAGGTGCAAAGAGACGAACCAATTATTAAGCAATTAGAAATTGGTTATCAGCAAGCTATCGTAAAATTGCAAGAAAAACTTGAATTATACAAATTAAAAAAGGAGCTAAACAATGTTTAATAAATCATTTATTTGTTCGGGAATTTTAGAAAATATCACGCCCCATAACTGGGAAAGCGAAAAGGGAGCCGGTATTGTTTACAATATCGAAATTATTGACGGAAAGCGTAAATATTTTTTATCAACTTTCGATAAAAATTTTCAAGAAACTTATGAAAAAATAAAAGTTAAATCATTTGTTTTTTGCAGTGGTGAAATTAGAAACAAAAAAAATAAAGATGGTGTTTGGGTTGATAGCTACTTTTTAAAAAATATTGAAGTAATTTCAGAAAGTACCGCTGATGAAAATTTATCACTTTTTAAAACAGAAATTAACGAAAACGCAAGCATTGAAAATGCTAATTTTCCGAATGCACCAGAAGTTCCATTTTAAATGATCAAAAACAAAATCTCGGTTGCTGAATTTAAAAAAGAAACCGGTAAATCTTATTTGGAATTGGAATTTTTATTGCAAATAAAAATGCTAAAATTACCAATTCCTTCAACCGAATTTAAATTTGACGAAAAAAGAAAGTGGAAATTTGATTTTGCATACATTTATAGTAAAATTGCGATTGAATTAGAGGGCGGAACAAGAAAAAACGGCAGGCACAACCGACCGGAAGGATACGCCAAGGATTGTGAAAAATACAACCAAGCACAATTTTTGGGGTGGCAAGTTTATCGATTTGTAAACGCACAAGAAGCCGCTTTTTTCGTAGAAAAATTAGTTGAAAACAAAATGATTTGTTTTAAAATTTTAGATTAAAGGGTTTTAAAATGTGCATGACTTTAATTTTAGAAAACAAAGATGTAGTCGAAAATATTAGCCAATTAACTGATTTTTTAAAATGTAATCCAGATGATTTAATTGGAAAACCTTATTATCCTAAAGTTTTTCCAAATCAATGTTTATGTCAAATAGATGTTGAAAAAACTTTAGATAAATTTAAAATTAAATATGAGCATCAAGGTAGTTATTACCAAATTTTGGAGGTTTAAAAATGCAAATAGCAAGCCTAAAATTTCATGATAAGAAAGATTTTTACAGCCCGTACCGTAAAACTGATACGCCAATAACTACCGCTGAGATTAATCGATATAAGGCGTTGAATCAAATTGACGTACCACACACGGTTATTTATACCGATGTTCTGGACACATGGGCATGAATAAAAAAATAATTCTTCATCTTTGTGCCGATACTGGAAGCGATAGCAAATTTTACCAATCAGACGATAATTATAATGTCATTTTAGTTGGTAGAAATCCAGGGGTTGAAAACTTTATACCGCCAAAAAACGTGTATGGAATAATCGCAAATCCGCCTTGTACTGAATTTAGCACCGCTTCAAATTTTAAGGCTGTTAAAAATATTGATGAAGGATTAAAATTAGTTTTTTCTTGCATGAAAATAATTAATGAAGCAAACCCAGTCTGGTGGGTAATCGAAAATCCAGCAAATGGCAGACTAAAAGAAATTTTAGGCAGTCCAAAATTTATTTATCAACCGTGGGAATACGGCAGTCCTTGGACGAAAAAAACCGCTTTGTGGGGGAAATTTAATATTCCAAAAAAGATTTATAAAAATTGGAATGAAGTGCCAAATAAGTTGGATATTTACACTCGACCAGGTAGACCAAAACCAAGTTTAGCATTTTTACATAAATCAGCAATTGATTTAATACCGGAATTCGAACCGTTTCGAGCTAAAATAAAAAGTGATGCCGATTTTAGATCGCTTTGTAGTCAAAGCTTTGCGAAAGCATTCTATGAGGTAAACAAATGATTGAAATTTTAAGAATTATAGCTCTCGGCTCTACGCTAGTTTATGTCATAGTAGGATTGATCAGCTTTTTGGTTATGTTATGGATGATGAAAAATAATGAATAAAGAAATTAATCAAGGTAAATTTTGGCACTTACTCCCAATTGATGTTGTGGCGGACGTTGTGAAGGTAATTTCTCACGGTGCAAAAAAACACTCACCTGATGGATGGAAAGCATTACCGAAAGATATTGATTTTGACCATTTAATGGAGCATTTATCCGAATGGAAGTCAGGAAAAAATATTGAGGACGAAAGCGGTCTGCCACATTTAGCCCACGCTATTACGCGTTTAATGTTTTTATATTGGAAGGATAAAAAATATAATTTGATTCAGGAAACTGGAAAAAAGTAAAATTCTATTCTGAGGAGATAGCTAATTGATCAAAATAATTAAACCAGTTGAAGAAAAATACTTTAAAATAACTAGTCCGTTTGGAATTGATCGGATGATTCCAGGTTATGATCATCCAAAAAAACACAACGGGATTGACATCGGTTGTAAAAATATACCGCTAATTTGTGTCGCTGGCGGAAGGATAATTTACACGGGAAATGATGAAAAAGGATTTGGAAATTGGATTTTGCAACGAACCTACTTTGAGAAGCAGTTTTATTTCTTTATTTACGCCCATTTGAGCAGGATAGGATGTGGAAACAATCAAGAAGTTAAACAAGGTGATTTTTTGGGTGTAACTGGTAATTCAGGACATTCCACGGGGGCACATCTGCATTTTCTCGTTCTTTTTTGGTCATTTTAATTCGCACAAATTTTCTAGGCGTTCGTCTAAAACACAAATAAAAAGATCACCTACTAAATCAATATTTTCTAATTGTTCAC